CCTATACCTATGTATGCTCCTATACCTATGTATGCTCCTATACCTATGTATGCTCCTATACCTATGTATGCTCCTATACCTATGTATGCTCCTATACCTATGTATGCTCCTATACCTATGTATTCTAATGGACTTATCAAATAAATATCAAATAAATAAAAAAAATTGAAATCTATAATAATAAAACATAATCAAATCACCTTATTAGCTATTCAGTCTTCTCAGTTACTTATTTTCCCAAGTTCTCAGTTTATCACAACAAATTCAAAGATGCCTTGTCCTTCAAAATTTGAAAATGTTTCTGGTGTATCAGACAGAAAACAAATTGAATACACACCAGAACAAATTGCTTTGTTACAAAAATTCAGAAAAAGTTTAGAATTAGAATTCAGAAAGTTAGCAGGCGACGAAGCAACAAAAATTCACGAAAATCAAACAAAAATTGCAAAACAAGTCTTGGACAATTTCAAAAACAGTTCTATTATTAATCACATGGTAATTTCACCAACACAATCTGGTAAAACTGGTATTATATGTGAAACTATTCGTTATTTTATTAATGACACAGATATTCCATATAAAAATATTTACATTCTTACTGGTTTGTCATCTGTTGAATGGAAAGTTCAAACTAAAAATCGTCTTCCTGAAAAAATATCAGAAAGAGTATTTCACAGAAATGATTTGAATGATACTTTTTACGAAGATATAAAAAAGAAAAAAAATGTGTTGATTATACTTGATGAAATTCAAATTGCATCAGCAAAGGATCAAACTTTACATAAAGTGTTTGAAAATCTTGGTTACATGGATTTGAAAATATTACTTGAAAAAAGTATTAAATTTATTGAAGTCACAGCAACCCCAAATGGAAGTATTTACGACTTGATGAAATGGGGCGAAAAATATGCAAGTAAAATTATCGTTGAACCACCAACAAAATACACAAGTTGTTTCAAATTATTTGAACAAGGTCGTGTAAAACAATATGAAAATTTATGTGATGATGAAAATTCAATTGACCATATCAAAGAATTAAAACAAACAATTGAATCAAATTACAAAACTCCAAGATTTCACTTCATAAGAACAAAACCAGCTGAATTTCAAGATGTAACTGAATATAATTTTAAAAAAGTGTTTGGAGACGATTGTAAAGTTATTGATTTTGACTTTAAATCAGAAGAGGATGATGTCAATAATATTATCAAAGAACAGCCATCTGAACATACATTTATTTTTATCAAAGAAAAATTAAGATGTGCTAAAACAATTGAAAATAAACATTTAGTTGGTGTTTATTATGAAAGATGGACAAAAAGTCGCCCTGAAGATGATGTTATAATTCAAGGTATGTTAGGAAGAGCAACTGGTTATAATGATAACGGTGACTCTATTGTATATACAAACATTGAAAGTATTGAAAAATACAAAGAATTAATCACTTCAAACTTTGAAAATATGACAATTAAATGGGCAAGTAGTTCAACTACATTTAAAAATAATAAAATTAGAACTACAGGATATTACAACACTCCTGAAAATATTAAGGGTTTCAAAGCAGTTGAATTTGAAAATGACACAGAAACTCCAGAAGAAAAACGTGCAAGAATTGATACACAAAAGAAAGAAAAGGAAATCAAAAAACAAGAAAGAGAAAAAGTGAAAGAAGAAAAACAAAAAATCAAAGAACAAAAACAAAAAGAAAAGGAAGAAAAGAAAAAAATGAGAGATGAAATAAAACAACAAAAACAAAAAGAAAAGGAAGAAAAAAAAGAAAACAAAAATAAAAAGGAATCAAACGAAAAAAAAAAAGAAGATAAAGAAGATAAAGAAGATAAAGAAGATAAAGAGAAAATGAAAGAGAAAAAAGAGAAAAAAGAGAAAAAACAAAAAGTTGTTAAAGACAAAGGAGACAAAGAGAATAATGAAAAAAGTGAAAATATAATTGACAATATTGAAAATGAAATACTTAATAATATTGAAAACGAATTAATACCTGAAGTTCAAGCACCCAAAAGAAAAAAGTTAAAAAAAATAAATTAAAAGTATATTTGTAAGTAAATATAAAAGGTAAGTTTAAAAAAAATAAAAAATAAAAAAACAAAATGAATATCATTTTGTTTTTTATTAAAAATTGATTTTTAATACGTATAAATATATAATATTTAGCTTATAGCTATTCATTAATTTTAAACTTACATTTTAAACATGTCTTCTCAAATTGAAAAGTGTATTGGTTCTGGTGGATTTGGAAAAGTATATGAAGTTGAAGGAACAAACTTGTATAAAAAAGAAATGAATATTAAATTTCATGAAAATTTAAGAGAAGTTTGTTTTCTTTCAACTTATAATCAAGTGCCATTTATTACAGAAATGGTTCGTTGTGAAATTGATAAAGATAAAGATATGATTACTTTATACATGAAAAATGCAGGTGAAACATTAAGAAATTTGTGTAAAAAATTAAACATGAAGGAAAGAATTAAATTGGTGCCTGTATTATTAACTCAATTTGCTAGAATTTTAATATGGATGAAAGAAGAAAATATAATTCATGGTGATATTAAACCAGCAAATATTTGTATTGATAATAATTTATTTGTCAGATTAATTGATTGGGGTTTTGTCCAAAAAGTTTATAAAGGTAACGTATACAGTAATGGAACACCTATATTTTCAGAACCAGACGCATTTCATAATAAAAGAATTGATCATGAAAGTGAAATGTTTGCATTTGGATTATCAATTTGTTATTTTTTATCAAACGGTTTAGATTATGATGAATGGGAAGATTTTTTATATGATTATGATGTTGACGATAATTATGATGAAGAAAAAATAGAATCTAAAAACGAAGAAGCATTAAAAATATTACAATTTGATATATTAAAAACATATTTTTTAGAAGTTTTTGGAGATTATAATTATTATAATATTATTTGTTCTATGTTAAATTTAAATAAGGACAAGAGAATTGATGATATAACATTATTTGAATTATGTCCTAGTGATTTGAAAATAAAATATCCATTAACGGAATGTTATACACATATTGAATCTCGTTTAAGCACTTCAGTTCCAGAATTCCAAAAATCTTTAAATAACAAAAAATTAGGAGTTTTATTTAACTGGTTAATTAATTTAAAATTTAAATTGAAAATAAAAGCAAGTTTATTTAATGCGATTCAATTATTTTTTAGATACATTAAAAAGAAAGAAGTAAATAATGATAATTTACAATATGTTGGTATTATATGCTTGTATATTTCAAATATAATGAATAATGAATATATATTTACAATTCAAAAATGTGCAACTGTATGTTGTGTAAAAGATACAAATATTATGATGAATATATTAGTTGATATATTAAATACCTTAGAATATAATGTGTTTCCTGAATCTGAAAATATAGAATTTAATAAAAGAAATGAAGATGCATTTGCTAATGTCTTTATTACATCATCTCAAATTTTTAGTTTGCCATTTATTGATTCTTCTTCATTTAATTTATTTTATAATAATTTTAAATTAAAAAATAATATAAAAAATATCTAAATATAAATGACAAAAACAAAAAAAACAAAAAAAACAAAAAAAAACAATAAAAACAAAATGAATATCATTTTGTTTTTAATTTAAATTTATAATATAAAAATACTTTATACAGTAAGTGTTTGTAAATTACTTAAATGTTTATTTCTAACATATCTAAAATATTTAGAACCTGTTTTATAAATAGGATATAATAAACCAACAAAAGTCATAGTAGCAACACCGCAAAAAAAACCTTGCTTAAAGTCTTGATTCATTTTAAAATTTATTATATAATATTATAATATTATATAATAAACAGCTTTAAATTAGTTATAATTTTAATTTGGATATTTTGATGTTAACATTCTATTATAATATACATTTTTTGTTAGATTTTCTTGAGGATGTATAAAAGGACAACAATGTTTTTTACAATTTATTCCTCTAATACAATTAGGAATAATTAATTCAGAATAAGAATGAGAATAATTACAGTTTTTATCTTTGCAATTATTTGTATGACATAAAATATTATTTTTTTCAAATGGCTGAATATAGTTTAGCATTCTTTCAAAGTATTCAATTTTATCAATTGTTTCATTTCTATGTAAAAACACACATTTATTTTTATTAAAATTTATACAATTGTTAAACATACATTTATGTATTTTTAATTCTTTTATATTATGAGCATAAGGACAATCTTCTCTTTGACAACCAATATTAATATATCTACATAATAATTTTTTATCTTCTTTTTTAATAATTTTGATATGATTTTTGATTCTATTAAAGTAATTTTGTTTTGATATTCCTTCATCTCTATTTTTATGATAAAAATAACAATCATTTTTATAACAATCACATTCTGTAATTTTCAATTCATCAACAGAATGTGCTTTTCTACAGTTTTCAATTTTACATCCTATTTCATAATAACGACAAATTGATGTTTTAAATGATTGATATGGATTTATATATTTATACATTCTATCAAAATATTGAACTTTAGTTACATGTTCATCGTGAGGATGAATATAAGGACAATTTTGTTTTTTGCAATTTTCATTATGATAACAATTTGCAATTATCAATTCATCAATAGAATGAGATCTTGGACAATTAATATTATTACAATTTACATTTATTTTTTTACAAAGTAATTGTTTTTGATTATTTTCATTAAAATTTGAGAAAGACATTTTGATGTTTTAATGTTTTAATATTTTTATTGATTTAAATTAAAGTTTTAAATAAAAACTCATTTTTTTAAAGCTAAAATTTTTCAGTACTACAGATAATAGCATCAGAATAATTTACAAAAGAAGCCCATATAAAAAGTGGTACAGTATAATAAAATGCCTCTATAGATTTGTTATATACTACTAGCATTAATATAGAAGATAATATTAATGAAATTGTATTCATTATTTTACCCTTTTTTTGTTTAAATTGTGTAATAATTGGATAAGAAATACAATAAATTAAAACCATAATTAAAAATATAGAAGCAATACTTACTTTACTTTTTTTATATAATATATAATGTGCGTTTCCTAAAAATATAAAAATAATTATCCAGATTATTCCTACATAATAGCCTTTTGGTAATAATCCTCTTTCGATTTTTTTGTTATTCCAATTTTTAACTTTAATTATATAATTTAAAATAATAGCAATAATAACTGGAATTAAAATGTGAATAATTCTGTTTTCAAACATTTTTTATTTAATAAAAATATTATTTTTTAAATTTTAAAATAATAGGATTTTTTTCAGTATTATGTGAATTACCAAAAGGACCTATATTATTTCTAGAAATAACATGATGAATATAATCTACTGAATGTTTTAATACATTTACTATATTATTTAATTTTGTTTTCTCAAATTGAAACCAGGTATGACATTTTTTGTGGTATTTAGGTTCATCTTCGTAACAAATTGTTCCAATTACACAATCATAGTTATGATTTATATTACCATTTATATTAAATATTTTGTTATTACCAATACGAACACATTTATTACAAGAGTAATGAGAAGATGAATTTTTAAAATTATTGTTAGTTGAATATTTTTTCCATTTATTATAAAAATATCCATTATCTTTAATAATAAAGTAAGCACCTTTTAATAATTTTTTAAGATCGTTATAATTAAAATCAGTATGTAATAACAATTCACAAAACATGATATTACATACCTTATCCATTTCATTATGTTTTTCAAGATATTTAAAAACTTTATTTGAACTCATATTTATATTATAACTATAAAAAAATGAATTTTTTATATATACGCGTGTATAAATAAAAAAATGGTTTCTGAAAATTTAAACGATAATTGTATAAGAAGAAAAAGAATAAGAAAATTAAAGGAAATTTTAGAAGAAAAAATATTAAAAAAAAGACTTGAAGAACTGTTGTTGGAAAAAAGACAAATATTACAAAATATAGAACAACAAATGGAAGAATTAAAATTGATTAAAGAAAAAGAAATAATTATAGAGTCATTATCAGAATCAAATAAAGAAAAAGTTGAGATAATAGAAATAATAGAAACAATTGAGGAAAATAAAGAAATGGATACCATAAAAATTTCTAACAAGGAAAAGGAAAACTATATTAGACAAAAAGATAAATGTAAATTTAAAAGTGCAGAAGAAGAATATGAATGGGCAAAAACACAAGAAAAAAAATGTTCTAAATGTAAAATAATAAAAACTAGAATTGATTTTACTGGAAACACTTCAGGAACAGATGCATTTGACCGTAATGGATATAGATTATTAAGACCTGAATGTAAAGAATGTAAAAAGAAATCATATAATGGAAAAACACAAGCTATAAAAAATGCAAAAACTATGAACATTCAACATAAACCACCAGAAGGAACATTATGCAGTATATGTCAAGAACCTGAAAAAAAAGGAGATGCGATAGTATTTGACCATGATCATTTATCAAATACTTTTAGAGGTTATTGTCATAATTCTTGTAATCGTTCGTTAGGTGTTTTAGGAGATAATGTAGAAGGATTAATAAGAGCTATTAATTATTTAAATAAAAGTGAAAAACATAAAATAATTCAGGATGAAAATGGGATGCTTAAAATAATATAAATATATTTTTTAAATAATTTAAATAAATTTAAAAAAATTGAAAAATAAAAAATATAAAAAATTGAATTTAAAATACTATTAATAGTATAAATTGTAACAACTAAAATGGATTTAACAAAACTTTCAAAATCTGAACTTTTAAATAAATGTAATGAACTTGGAATATCTAAATGTAAATCTAAAAATAAAACAGAATTAATCGAATTGATTAATAAAAATTTAAAAGATGATAAAACTTTAGAAGATACAGAATTTGAAGAAACTGTAGATGAAGATATTAGTGTATCTAAACCACTTGAAAAAAAAGTTGAATCTGTTTCAAAAGAAGAATTAATGAAAAATGTAGAAAATATGTCTATTGAAGAAGTTATTAATGATAATATTAAACTATATCATGGAGACTGTATTGAAAAAATGAAATTGATACCTGATAATAGTGTTGATTTAGTATTATGTGATTTGCCTTATGGTACTACAAAATGTAAATGGGATACTATTATAGATTTAACAAAATTATGGGAACATTACAAGAGAATTGTAAAAAAACCATCAGGTGTAATATTATTATTTGGACAACAACCATTTACAAGTATGTTGATATCATCTAACTACGAATGGTTTAAATATAATTTAATTTGGAAAAAAAATAAAACAACACAATTTTTATTAGCAAATTATAGACCTATGAAATGTACTGAAGATATTTGTGTATTTTCAAAAGGAGGAGCTGCATCTGCATCTAAACATAAAGGAAACATGACTTACAATCCACAAGGATTAATACCAGTAAATATTAAAAAGAAAAACAGTAAAGAAAGAATTGGTAAAATGTTAAATCAAGAACATCATTTAGGAAAAAATAATAAATTGATAAGTGATAGTGATTATACACAAAATTTTACAAATTATCCAAATGAACTTATAGAATTTGATATTGAATATGATACAGTTCATGAAACACAAAAACCAGTAAAACTAATTGAATATCTTATAAGAACGTATTCAAATGAAGGAGAAGTTGTTCTTGATAATACTATGGGTTCAGGAACAACAGGTATTGGTTGTTTAAACACTAATAGAAAATTTATTGGAATTGAAAAAGAAGAAAAATATTTTAAATTATCAAAATATAGAATATTACATAAATAAAAATTTTTATAAGATGAATATATCGTAAACTTAAAATAAAATAAATAAAAATATAATAAATTTTATTATATTTTTATACTAAATTATTTTATATATTTTAACTTTTAAAAAAGGATAAATTTAAATTTATATTATTTTCAAATAAATAATCTTCAATATCTTTTTGATTAACAATTTTCCACTTACCTTTTGGTGATTTTCTAAATTTCCATTTTTTATCTTCATATGAAACATGTTTTTTTAACTCTGAATAATCTTGATTTGTTTTATCATATAACAATTTTTTTCCATTTGATGTATCTATGTATCCTTTAATTTTTAAAATTCCACTATGTTCATCATCGTGACATTTTTGACAAAGTGGAACAAGATTATATTCTTCGTTCTTATGAAAATTAGTGTTATTTAATTTTACAAATCCATTTTCATCTTGTGTATGTTGATATATTATATGATGAGTTTCAAGAGGAATACCACCGTTAGGAATATATCCACATATACAACAACTAGAAACAATTATTTTTGAATTATATTTTGATTGTTTTGGTTCAATTAAATTAGTTGAAATGTCCATAACTTGTTTTCTTATTTTCTCTGCATTTTTCAAAAATTGTTCAGGCAATTTTAAATATTTACATATTTCTAAACCGTATACTGAACTACCTTTTCCATGTTTTAATTTTCTATTAAATATAATATTTCCATCATCATCTTTATCAGCATGTATATGATAAACTTGTAATTTATTATTAATAAGTTCTTTAATATTTTCAATATCACATAATTCATGAAGATGCGTTGCAAATATAAAATTACCATTTTTAGATAAAATTTCTAAAATACCACTCGCAACAATTGATAATGCACTTACCGATTCTGTGCCACTACATAATTCATCACCTAATATCAAACTGTTTTTATTACATCTATCTAATATATTTTTTAACTCTGTCATTTCAACTGTAAAAGAGCTCATTCCTCTATAAATATTATCATTTCCATTAATACGTGTAAATATATGTTTATATGGAGAATATTTTAAACTTGAACATGGTACATACATACCAGCTTGTGCCATTATAATATTCAATCCAACACTTTTCATTAAAGTTGATTTACCACTAGAATTAACACCATATAATAAAATACCATTAGTTTGTTTTTCAAGTTCTAAATTAAATTCTTTTGGTAAAACACCTAAAGTTATATCGTTTTCAACATACTTGAATTGTGTTTGAATTCTTTCAACAATTGGATGTCTAATATCTTTTGCAATTAAAAATGAATTATCAAAAGATATTATTTCAGGTTTATTATATGAATATTCAAAAGAGTTAAATGCGTTTGTACAATAAACGTCAATTTCACTTATAGACTTAATTAATGACAAATATTTATTTTCGTATTTATCGAATAATTCTTTTAAAAATACAAAATATTTATTTGAAACAAATTGTTGAAGTTTTTGTTGATTTGAAATAATTGTATTAGATATTTCCTCAATTTGTGAAGATGTTATTCTTAAATTATTTGATGAACTACTGATCGGTTTAACATTTATTGTGCTAAAATCAAATTCAATATTATCAATCTTTTCAGTAGTTATATTTGTAAGTTTTCTTTTTGAAGGAACATTTTCACGTTTATATTGAAATTTTGTTAAATCAAGTGAAAAATCATATTTAGTCTTTTCTTGATTTGTTTTATATATTTTTAGTTTAGCTAAAAAAGTATCCCATCTTTTTTTTGTAATTGCAAAATGATATCCTAATTTATCATTCGATTCAAGTTTACATCCTTCTTCTCCTAAAATTTTATTTATAAAAATAGATATATCATTTAAAAATTTTAAATCATTTAAAATGTAATTATTGACAGTATCTAAATCTTCACAAATTCCTGTTTTAAATATATTTGTTTTTACTTCATTTAAATTTGAATATATTAAGCATTCATCTAAATTTAAATTTTCATTTATGTAATTTCTAAAATCTTCACAGAATAATTTATTATCATTTATATTTAAATTATTATATATATTTTCTGTCTGATTTAAACTGTTGTGTATTAAATTTAAAATAGATGATATATTTTCAAATGATGAAACAAGTCCATTCCATTCATTAGGAACTACTTTTTCAATAGATATTTTTCTTAAAAATTTTTGTATATCGCATACTGATTTTAAATTTTTTCTTATGTTAATATACAAATTATTTTTTAAAAAATATTCAATACAATCATATCTATTATTCAGCTCTTGTGTATCAATAATAGGATTTATTAACCAGTTCCAAAATTTTCTTTTACCAAATGTAGTAATACATCTATTTAATAATTTTGATAAACATTTTTCTCCTTTATTTGTTTCTTGACCTTTTATATTTAATTGTTGAATAGAATTATATTCTATAGACATATGTTTATTTCTTTGTATTTCATCAGGTACAAGTAAATGTGAAACTAATTTCTCATCGTGTTCGTATACATATTGAAGCATATAACAAAATGATATAATTGCTAATGGTTTCATGTCTAATTTTAGACTATCAATTGGTGATAAATATGTCATTTGACTTTTATAAACTTTTCTAATACAATCTTCTTGATATCTAACTTTTTTAAACATAACATCTATATTCCATTTTTCAATCACTTTATTACTTATTGTCGTATGTAAATAATCCATAATTTTTTTTTGAAAATATTTATTTATGTTATTAGAAAATGATACATGTATAACTTCTGATGGATTATACATTTGAATTATTCTATATACTTCTTCTAAACATAATGTAGATGAAGGATTTTTATCAATACATTCGTAAAAATGTGTATTTCCAGTAATTATATCAACTAAACTGCATCCAATTGATAAACATTCTTGAGAATTTTGTTTTAATAATTCCCAATAACATACCATTAAATAATTACAATTATTATTAGAATTAGATTGAGAATTAAAATATGTACTTGGTGTTATAATCTTTGATACTTTTCTATCAAATTGTTTATAATATTTACAATCTTTATTTTCAAATTGCTCTACTAAAACTACTGTATATTGATTTTCTATTAATGTTTGAATATGTTTTTCAACAATATATGATGGAAAACCTGACATCATAGGATTTTTACGATCTATATTTGAGTTTGATTTATTTTTTAAAGTAACTCTTATATTTAAAATATCAGATATCTCCTGTAAATTTGCTCCAACAGTTTCAAAATCATTCTGTACTCCATACATTTCAAAAAAATCTCCTACTTCCATTAATATAACTGTTTCATTTCCATATATATTTTTATATTTTTTGTCAAACTCTATATAATCATCAATTATTGACATTTTTAAAATGGTAAAAGTTTAAAAATTTCAACCTTTATAAAGGTTAGTTATTGTAATTATAAATATTCTTTAAATAGATTTTATTTTTATAATTATAAAAATAAAATCTATATATAAAATATGAAATATTTTAAATCATTATTCCGTTATGTTCATCAAATAAATAATAAGAATCATCAAATAATTTTTTTACTTTTCTTTCATTATATTTAATTCCATCTTCATACCAAACATATTTAACATACTTTTTATTTATTTCAATTGAAGCTGGTGCAAGAACTCTATGTAATTTTCCATTTTTATACCATTGTTCTTTTATATTATCTTCATGTTTTTCATAATAAGCTGGATATTTTTTATGATGAAGATTTCCATCTTTATTTGTATATTTTTTTATAATAATTTTATCTGTTTTTTCTGAAAATGGTGTTAATTTCCTATAACAATAGTCGTTGCTATACCATTTTTCAACTATTGTATTTTTACCAAATGTTTCAACCCATGCTGGTTCATCTACTCTATGAATTTTTCCGCTCTGATACCATATTAATTTTGTTTCATTTTCAAATATTTCTTCAATTGCAGGATCTTTATCTCTATGTAACATTCCATATCTATACCATTTATTTTTTTTATAAAATCCATTTGTTTCAAATACAGCTGGTCCATCATTTCTATGAAGTATATTGCATATATAATATTGTTCTCTATATTTTCCTTTTGATAAAGATATAAAAGAAGGACCATCTTCGCGATGCAACATTCCATTTTTTATAAAAAGAATAGTATCATCATTAAGTTTGTAAATTCCATCTGGAATGTTAAAATTAGAAACATAACCAAATTTTTTACAAAAATCCTTTATGATATTTGCCATTCTTTTTATTGAAATATTATTTTATTATAGTTTCCCTTTAATTTATTTTAAAACTTATATAATTTAAAGCTCATTTTTTTATATAGTATAAAGTGTTTATATTTATAAAAATATAAATTAAATATGTCTAATACTAATGAAAAAAAAGTTTTTTATTGTGAAATATGTAATCATGTTTCACCTAAATTAACCCAGTATTTAAATCATGAACGTTCTTCTTCACATATCCAAGCATGTTTAAAATACAGACAAGAAATAACTTCAGATAAAAAACAATTAGAAGCTATGTCAAAAGTTATGAGTGAAAAAATGGGTTTACAAACAAAAAATATAAATGAACTTGTTCTTCAAATTGTAGCTCTAATGTCTAAACAAAGATTAACAAACGAACAAGTAAAAGAAGCAAGAGAACGTAAAAAGGAAAAAAATAACATGTAATAATTAAAATGTTTCTGGTTTCAGTTTAAATCTTTTTTTAGTATCTGCTAAACTTTCTGTAATAGTTGTTTTATTCCAAAGACTCCAAAAACTGGCGGTTGTTGGGTCTTTCCAATTTTCTCTTTTTTTATGACGAATTATATAACGTTGTTTTCTCTCTTGAACACGATGTTTTGTGAAATATATAAAGTTTATTAAGAAAAAGTAAAAATGTTTATTTAATATTTTATTATTGACAAATAATAAAATATGCCAGTTAAGTCAAAATATAAAACCATTAAAAAATCAAGAAAAATTAAAAAATCTAAGTTAAAAAATAATAAATTACGTTCATTAAAAAGTAAAGGTAAATTAAAACTTATTAAAATTGTAAAATCACCAAAACCTGAGAAAAAATATAGAGCTTATTTTTCAGATGACACTCATACTGATTTTGGAGCAAAAGGTATGCAAAATTATGGAGGAGTTGGAAAAGAAAGACATTTAGATAAAGAAAGAAAAAAAAGATATATATCTAGACACAAATCAAGAGAAAATTGGAATTCTCCAAAAACAGCAGGTTCTTTATCAAGATGGGTATTATGGAATAAAGACACATTACGAAAAAGTATAGCAGATTATAAAAAACGATTTAAATTGTAAAAAAAATTTTATTTTATAATTTTTAACTGCGGTTGTAGAACTGCAAAAATTATAAAATAACTTTCGACGCCTTGTTTCGATCAAGGGACCTTTTGGTTATGAGCCAAACGCGCTAACCTCTGCGCCACGTCGAATCATATAATATATATAATCTTTAAATATGTTTTAAATAAAATTAAAAATAAATTTTTTAAACAATTTTACCAATTATAATCATATTTTGTTCATTTATATTTACTTTGGTTATTTTAACATTTACTTCCTTTCCAATTCCTAATTCGTTTTCAATTAAATTTTTTGATGAAAAATCTTCATCGTTTTTAAACTGTTCATTTAATGGTTTTTTTGTTTTTACTTTTTTATCTGAATTTAATAACAATTGGTTAATATTTGTTTTTAAACAAAAAATTGATACAATATTTTCACAATTTACATATACTCCACCATTTGTATCACATTTTTCTATTTTACCTTTTATAACTTCATCTACTTTTGGATTGCATACTTCTGCTTCAAATGTTACTGGTGTTTTTGAAATACCAGTATCTATATGTATTTTTCCATTTTCAACCGACACTATTTTTTTTATTTTTAAAACTTTTCCTAAATTTTGAAAACAACTGTTAACTATCATCTTTTCTAATTGTTCATTTATATATTTGTAAATTAAATTTGGATGAAAATATCTTGGATTAATATTTAATGAAACTGTTATAATCTTTGTTTCAATCATTTTAAAATTCACAATCAATTATTTTTAGTATTACTTTAATTTTATTTTAAATTATATTCATTTTTTATCAGTTTTTTATTAAATTAATAAAATTATTTTTTAATTTAAATTTATTTTATAAATATAAAATTATTTATAAAATGGGTGATAATATTGTATTAAATTATATAAGAGAATTTACTAGTAATAAATGGTTTAATGCGCTTAAATTTTTAGTTAACAAATATAAAAATATATATCCTGATCTTGAAAATATGGATATAAAAGATTGTTCTTATCAAATTGAAAATGCAATCTATACAAAATGTATATATGAAAAAAATAATCAAATTAAATTCTATTTTTTCTGTCAAATGTATATTTACATATATTTAACTGACATTTTAAAAGATTTTTATATTGAAAACTTTTTATTACATATTTATAATTCTTATATTCAAAATAATATTAAAAATATAGTACACTGTCATGATTATATTTTAAAAAATATCATAAAATATGAATGTCCAATTCAATCTGAATTGAACAGTTATATAAATTTAATAAATTCAAATGTTAAAGACCTTTCAGAATATACTTCTGAACAATTTAAAAAGTGGTTTAATCAAAATAAAACACAACTTCAATTAAAAGAACGTGAAAAAATATCAAAAATAGAAATAAAACAACGAAAAGAAGAGAATGAAGACGATGAAGAGAAAGAAGAGGAACAAAATGAAGAAGAGGAACAAAATGAAGACGATGAAGAGGAAGAAGAGGAAAAAGATGATGAAAACAAAATAAAAATGAATACATTAATAAATGAATTAACAGATGAATTACAAGATGAAAAAAAACAATTTAAAATACAAATGAAAGAAAAACAGAAAGAAGAAGAGGAAGAAGAAGAAAAAGAGGAAAAAGATGATGAAAACAAGATGAAAATGAATACATTAATAAATGAATTAACAGATGAATTACAAGATGAATTAGTTTTAAAAAATAAAAAATCATTATCACAAATATCATATACAGAAAAATGTATTAATAAAGAAGAACTGTCACTTATACTTGATGAAAAATTAAAAAATATGGAAGAAAGATTAATAGATAGAATATCTAAACTTCAATTAAAGTGTACTAGTAATTGTAACGAAAATAATAAAAAAGAATTTGATGAAATTAATAAAAAACTTGATACACTTAAACAAATTGTTACTACAAATACACAAATAACTGATATTTCTAATAAATGGGAAACGTTTACTACACAATTTTATGATATTGTCAAGAAATATAATCAAGAATATCTAAAACAAATAAATGATGTAAAACAATTACAAAATACTGCACAAAAATCATTACAAAATATAGAACAAAAACAATTACAAAATTCTGAGAGACAAATGTCTCGAATCTTTAATGAAAATCAACAAAAATTATTTAATTCCATAAAATCACTTGAAAATATGGAAGATAGATATAAGAAATATTTAACTGAATTTTATAATAAAACATCTTCTGAAATAAATCAATTGTTAAAAAATATTTATTCTCAAAATCAAGTTTTATTTAGTGAACATGATAATAAAACTCAACAAAAATTACTTGAAATTATACAAAATAATAAACTCATGTCTGAAATGTTATCTAGACAACCCACTCAGCAAATTCTTAAACTTCCTGACAATTTTACTCAAACTGATATTGAAAAATTTAAAAATGAATTTAATCAGAAATTTTTGGAATATATTCAAAATATAAATCAAAACTTAATATCTTTAAAAAATGATGTTGGTAGAATACCATTAGAACATAAAAACACAGAGACACAAATTCAACAATTAAAACAAAATGTTTTAGAATTAAAACAATTGACTGATGCAACAAGTAAAGCAAAATTAGCATTACCTTCTAGTGAATTTAATATAAATAAAGAAGATAGGCAATTATTAATTAATTTATTTAATTACATAAAAGAAATACAATCTCAATCTCAAAAATATCCTTCTTCTGTAAAAATTGAAGATATAACAAATATAACAAACGAATTAAAAAAAAGTGCAAAACAATTAGCTCTTGAAGTAATTAAAAGTACACCAGAAGTTCAACAAATAAAACAGTCTCATTTGAGACAGGAATCAATTTTAGCACTTGAAGATAAATCTAAATTGTATCCTGAATTTGAAGAAATAAAAAATACAATTAATAAACAAACTTCTGAAATAAAAAAAGTAGCAACAGGTTTACAAAATAAACAGGACGAAATATTGGGAAAATTAACTGAATATGAAAAAGCTATAAAATTATTAGAAAAAATAAGTGATTATCGTGAAATAAATGAACCTAAACTACTACCAATTTATGAAGAATTAGTAGAATCTTCAAGACCAGCCCTACCTCCTCCACCAGCCCTACCAGCTCCACCAGCTATAACAACTTCACCAGCCCTACCAGCTCCACCAGCTATAACAACTTCACCAGCCCTACCAGCTCCACCAGCTATAACAACTTCACCAGCCC